GTCACATGCCACCGCGATTGCCATCTATGCGGTCAATCGTGGCAAGCCGATCCCTCATATCGTCGGTGATGAGCTGATCACGAAAGAGTTTTCATTTTTCTTCGATGAAACCTTCTGTGATGTTGGCCCCAATCTGGCCAAGCTTGAAATTGCTTTTGCCACCAAATCACCGCTGGCGCTGGTCATTGGCAACGGACTGGATTTTCGTGGGCTTCGATACATTGTCGCGGCACTCGACACAGCGATTTTAAAAACCGGTCGATCAGGCAATCCAGTCAGTGTCGAAGGCAATATCTCTTTGCTTGAAGATCCCTTGCCGGGTGGCCTTGGTCTCCAGCTTGACATCATCGCCCGTGCCCGCGCCATCGCGCGCGGCGGCATTGCGTCGCTCAATGCAATAGTGAGGCGGTAATCATGGTGAAACTAACCGGAGAATATTTTGAAGTTGTAGCGCGGCCGGGCGAACGCTGGGATTTGCTGGCCTATGATTTTCTGGGTGATGTGCGTCTGCAAAGCCTCATCATAGTTGCAAACTTTGAACCCTATATTGATGACCTGGGCGTTCCGCCATTGATCATTGAGGTTGGAACGGTGTTGCGAATTCCGGTGATTGAAGACGATGGTGTTGATGAAAACGATTTGCCGCCGTGGAAGCGCAATAATCCGGATTATGAGATATGATTGATTTTCGTAAATTTGGCGGCGGCGCGGCCCGGCTGATTTATCGCGGGGTTGATATTTCATCCGAACTCACGCCCATGACCACATCCATCAATTACACCGATAACTGGCACGGTGAAGCCGATGAGATCGACGTCACCGTACAGGACAAGGACGGCCGCTGGAAAGGCTCATGGTTTCCACAACATGGCGATACTATGCAGTTGTTCTTGTCAGATGATGGTTTCCGTTTTGTCGATTGCGGCGTTTTTGAACTTGATGAGCCTAATGCCAAAGGCGATCGTGGTGGGGATTATATGACCATGCGGGGTCTGGCCGCCCCTATTACAAAAGCCTTGCGCACCCAGCAAACATTTGCCTATGAAAACAAGAAACTTGAGGCCATCGTTAAGGAAACTGTCGCCCGCACCGAACTGACAATTGAGGGTAAAATAGACCCGCTGTTTTTCAAGCGCATCACCCAGAGACGAGAGCGTGACCTGGAATTCCTCAAGCGCCTGGCAGAAGACACCGGGCATTATTTTTCAGTCAGAGGCAATCGGGCGATCTTCACAAACTACAATTCAATTGATGGTCGAAAGCCCACCCTTATCATCCATATGGAAGATAAGGCCCGCGATCAGGGACCGTTGGAAGATTACGATCTGAAATTCCAGTCGAAAGACACAAATTCCAAGGCCAGCGTAAAATACTCCGATCCCGACACAAAGAAGGTCATTAAGCATGAAGAGACCGACAGCCGCATCAAAACCGGTGACGAGTTGAAAATCCGTGGGGAGCGGGTGGAAAGCAAAGCCAATGCTGAAGCCTTGGCCAAGGCGCGGTTGCACATGGGTAATCGCAATTACAAGGTTGCCTCATTCACAATGAAGGGTAATTTAAAAGCTCTGGCAGGCAACACAATCGGGGCTGTGGGGTTTGGGGTTTATGACGATACATATGTAATTAATACCAGCGCCCATTCGATATCCCGAGGTGGTCATACTGTAAATGTGGAGTGTTCCGTTGCGAGCAAATAACGAATATCAAAACAATGCTGTTGCTAAAAAAATGATCGTGACAGAACGCGATCCTGCAAAGATGCGGGTGCGGGCAAAAATTGAAGATGAAGACGGGATTGAGACCTATTGGCTCGATATCCTGTCGTCGTCATCATCAACAACAAAATCATTCAATATGCCTGATGAGGGCGATCAAATCTGGGCGATGATTGATGCCAAGGGCGAAGAGGGGTTCGTGGCTGGCTCTCGCTACAATGATGTTGACACGCCACCGTTCAACACCAACGATGATCTTGGGTCCACCGGCGATGGCTGGTCAATCCACGTCAACAAGTCTAACGGAGATATGACAATTTCAACCCCTGGCACGGTTAAGATCACTGCATCAAAAATAATTCTCATCGGCACTGTGGAACTGGGCGCTGAAGGCGGCCCGGCTGTGGCACGCATCGGCGATACCACATCTGATGGAGCCACAATTGTCTCCGGTGCCTCAAAAGTCAAAGCCGTTTAGGCCGAATTAGGCCAATACCCGGCTTGTGGAACTCTTCCAGTCCCCTTTGCTTCGCGCGCGCGCGATAGTCGCTAAATGTTAAACCGTCATCAAATCCCCTATGCACATTGGTCATTAAAAGTTGGCCGCCGCGATCCCGAAACGGGTGTTGCGGATGCTGTCCATGGGGAAATAGTGACCGCACTGGATGACGTGCATCAGGCCATTGCCAATCTGATATTGACACCCAAGCGCTCGGTGCCGGGCAACCCGGAAAAAGGCTGTGATCTGACACCCTACATTGACCGTCATGAAGCTGAAGCCATTCCCAACATCACCCGCGAAATCTGGGATGCGCTGGCTCTTTGGGAACAACGTGTCGTCGTCGACAGCGTCTCTATCGTCCAGGTCGCTTTCGCCCATTTTGTTGCGCGCATTAGCTGGCGTCCAATCCAGAGCGTTCTTGAGGATTTGCAAATCACGGAGGTGAACCTTGTCTAACCTCCGCACTCTGGAAGATTTGCGTAGCAATGAGCCGCCCCAGTTGTTCGCCACCGATCAGGTTGCCATCAAGGCGCGGCTGGTCAAGAACTTCGAAGAACGCACCGGCAAAACCCTGTTTGAAGCCCAGCCTGAAATGTTCATGATCGAGACAATGGCTTATGCATTGTCTGTGCGAGCTGAAGCTGAACAAAGTGCCGTATTGCAAAACACAATTGTCTGGTCAGAAGGCCGTCACATCGAAGATCATGCAGCCAATGTTTCAATTTTCAGGATATTGCCAACACCTGCCACCACTACATTAAAGTTCACAATCGAACTTAGCCAAGCCACTGACATCACGATAGAGGCCGGGGCGCGCGTTTCAGGCGGCGGATTTGTCTTTGCGCTCGACGCTGATGTTATCATCCCGGCGTTGTCGTTAGAAGCAAGCGGTGCGGCCACATGTCTAACGACAGGTCAAGCAGCAAACAACCTGCCCGCCTTTAGTGTAAATGTGGCCGTTGATGCCTTGCCTGCCGGTGTGACGGTTTATAATGTGACTATAAGTTCTGGTGGTTCTGACGTCGAAGATATTGAACGCCTGCGCGAACGTGCCGCGAATGGCAATTTCAGAATTTCAAAAGCCGGGCCGGGAAACGGATACCGCGAAGTCGTTAAAGGCTTGCATGCCGATATCGTCGACGTTGGAACCGTTAAACCGGAACCCGGTCACATTCATATTTATCCGCTGATGAAGGATGGCATTCCAAGCGAAGACGTTAAGACGCTTGTTTTCGACGGTCTTGACCCTGAAAAAGTTGTTCCACAGGGCGATTACATCTTTATCAATTCACCTACCCCGGTAACATTTGATTTCACCCTCATCATCCGCATCGATGCTGCAGACACAGCCATTGAAGATGCCGGTCGAGCCACAGTCACCGGAATTTTCGAGAGCTGGTCTCAGGTCATGGGCGTGCGCGTATCACCTTCAGTCATCACCAGTGAGACCCGCAATCTGCCCGGCGTGGTTGATGCTGAAGTTGCCGGTCTTGATTATACGGATCTAACCGAAACCGAATTTGCGGTTCTGGGTAACCTCATTATTGATGTGCAGGTGACACCAAATGTCTGACCCCTTCATTGCAGAAAATCTCATTACGCCCAGCATCAACGATGAGAGAAGCCGCGCGTTAATAGGTGCCTTTTCCGATGAGCTTGAAGCCATCGACATGAACCGGCTGCTTAATCAGAACGCGATGACGGTCGACGAAAAAATCTTACCTGCCATGGCCGTTGCCCGCGCCATGACTGATTTCATCGTACCCAATATGCGCACCGAACTTATTCGGCTGTTGTTACACAACTATCGCGAGATACACGAGTACAGCGGGTATATTCACGGCACGCGGTTAGCCCTTGATTTACTGGGTGTGCGTGTGCGCTGGACGCAATGGTTTAATGAAGTCCCCATTGCTTATCACAACACCCACAAGGTGCATGTTTTTCTGAACAACACCCTGATCGAAGGTGCCAGCCCCCTGTCGCCAGAAAACCAGCAAGCCATTGTCAGGTTGATCGACGTCACCAAGAGGTTTACCCAAGACCTGGCCGTCACCTATGGCCTTGATAGCCGCATGGAAGTCTATGCAGGCGCTGCACATGCCAAGGGTAGGACAGTGCGCATCAACGCCCCACGGCTCACAGACCAAGGTTTCCTAATCCCGACAACCAGCACAGCAGTGACCCGCTCACTCAGATATGTGCGCATTAACGCAATGGCGGCTTAAATGGCTCAAGATTATTATGCAATCGTAACGACTGTTGGTAGAATAAAACTGGCCTCAGCCGCCACCAACCAAACCGATTTGCTGCTAACCGAATTTGCAATTGGTGACGGAAATGGCGCATCGCCAGACCCGACAGCAGCGTCCGTGACGCTCGTTAACGAGGTTTGGCGCACAGCCATAGAAAGCGTCATCATCGACCCCGACAATCCCACAGCGATCTTGGTGAGCGCCATTATCCCGACCACTGCCGGTGATTTCTATATGCGCGAATTCGGTCTGTTTGACGCTGATGGCGATATGATAGCAGTGGTGAAGCCCGTGCCTCAGTTTAAGCCTACAGCCGCCCAAGGCCAGTTGGAAGATATCCGTTATGAGTTTCAAATTATCATCGGCGAAACCGCCAACGTTAATTTATTGGTTGAACCTTCAGTGCTTTTTGCCACACGCGATTGGGTCACTCAGGCAGCGGTTTTAAAACCTCATAAGATTTTAACCGATGACGGTATCGAAGGCGGTGGCGATCTCACACAAGATCGCACGTTCAAGATGGCCGTTCAAAGCCTATCATCAATCACCGGCGCGAATGTCGACAACGCATCAGACTGGTTTCTTGTCCGTGACGGATCGACAACCAGCCACAAGAAAATACGGCCTGAAGAAGTTGCAATCGCCATCGGCGTGCAGGTCAAGATTGATGAGGCACTGGCTAGAACCCCACTTTATTTTTATGGACTAATGTAGGAAAAATAAATGGTAGATGTTTCACAAAGATACGCCGTTCGTCTGGTTGCAAATGTGCAAACAGACGTTACAGGCGGTGGCATGGCGGTTGATACCGCTGGTACATATTTCCTTAATTTTAGCAACAGCAGCGGTGCAGATGTTGCTCTTTCGCCAATTTATCAGACAACAGGTGGCGCACCGACGCCAGCCGATGAAATCAGGCCCGGTGATGTACTTGAGGCCGGTGGCTGGCGCGTTGTTCAGCCGATTAAAATGGGCGAGGGCTGGAAGATTTTCGTTGAAGCGTCCGCCCCAATCTCAGTGCAACTCACAGGCCGAAAGGAAGGTTAACCCATGCGCGAATATTCTAGCAATTCCGGTGAAAAGTTTAAATATTGGCAAGAAGTCGGCGTTTGGACCCGCCTGAATGTGAAGACAAGTGAGGTTGAAACCCTCAATGCGAATGGGGTTTGGACGAGTGGGGCTGCATCCTCAACCGAAATTCCGCAAACCAACGGCGCGCAATTCGACCCGACAGCCACGCCATCGCGCGGGGCGATTACAGTGATTGACACCAGTAATTTCGTGGTGGGCAATAGTAACACAAAAATGATGTTCAAGCTTTCGGACAATCGCATCGCGATGATGGGTGGTGCGGCTGACAGTAAATTCAAAACCAGCATCCATTTTTTCGATGCTGCGACAAATAACTTTTCGCTGGCCCAAGTAGTTGAGCCGGACACAGCTGGCGAAACCGTCAATTCAAACAAGCATTTTGATGTGGCTGAAATTGACGCTGATGAATTTTGTATTGCGGTCGGCAAAGCCGATGATGGTGGTGGCATTCTTGTTGGAAATATGGACCTGTCAGGCGGAAAGTCACCGATCACCACGCTGACACGTTTTGCCGCTGCTGTGGCGACCGAGGTGCGTAGTGTCCGCGTTGCCAAGGTCAAAGCCGGTCGGGCGCTGATTATGGGTTGGTCGGACAACGGCAATGTCCATGCCGGGATCATCAACACCACCGGCGCGGTGCCGGTTGAAATCGGCGCCGGGATATCGGTCATAAATGCCGGTCCAACCCCTGCTAATGGTTCAGTTGGTTATGGCATGTTCCAGATCGGTATGATCTCGGAAACCGAGGGCTATATGCTCGCTGTCAATACGATTTTCGACCTGCTTTATTACAAGCTGACTGTCAATGCAACCACGGGCACCGTAGCCATGTCAGCCAGTGTTTTGGTGGATGCGTCAACGCTTGAAGCGCCTTGGTTTTCTGTTGTCCCGCTTGATGCTAATCGCATCTTTGTCGCAGTAGCTGGCGAAGGCCCGGTTGTAAACGATAAAGAGGTGCACGCGGTTATTATTGATGTGGCCACCGACACTCTCGGAGAGCTGTTGACGGTCCGTGAAGACTTCGCAGCGGGTCGCTTTAAAGTGCTGCCAAAAACGGCGGATGGCGTTTGCCTGGTTATTGGCGGCGCGAGCGTTAGTAAAGTCATTATCCCAGGGACTGGGACAGCCTTAG